GGGCTTATGCGGGTAAGTTACCTATATTACACGGACACGAACTACCAACTAAATCAGGCGGAGTAAATCCAGCACGTACAGTACAACTCAAACTAAACAAGCAAGGTATTGTAGGACACTTTCACCGTGAAACACGAAGCAACGGTAAACAGTTTGATGACAAACCTTACACTACTTATTCAAGCGGATGCTTATGCGACCTTAATCCGGCCTATATGCCTATTAACGATTGGACTCACGGATTTACGTATGTAGAAATTAATCCACGTTCAGGTGAGTATTACGTGCAGCAAAAGACCATAGTTGAAGGTAAGATATACTAATGAATAAAGATGAAATAATATTGAGCGTATTTAATGACAAGGAATTGAAAAGCCTTGCAGGTAAGTATGATGTCAATGGTGATTTGTGGAGCGAGTTAATGGTGTACTTGTGTGAAATGGATGCTGAGAGATTAGAACACATATACACACAGGGATTTATGCGATACCATGTAGTAAGTTGTATCACCCGATCAAGTTTAATGTATCAAAACTATGTTAAGCATGAACGCAAATTAAGTTTTACTGATGAGCCAATAGGTGTAGATATAGAAGATAGTTTCTACACGGAGTTGATAGAAATAAGTGGCAAAGATGTTAATAGGGATGAGTTGCTACATTTAGTTAATCACATTGCTAAACTTGAAAATATCTATGACCGCGAGTTGTTTTTATTAATTACTCAGGGTGTGGATTTAGGTAATGGAGAGTTTAAAAAGTTTAATAGCATAGCGGAAATTAGCAAAGCAACAGGGATAAGCTACACCACACTATACAACAGTTACAAAAAAACAATTAGGAGAATAAATGAAAAAGTTACGCATATTATTAATTCGAGGGGGTGCGCCTAACGGGGTTAGCTATCATAGATTATTGAGGCCTCACAAAGTGTTATGTCAACAATATGAGTATGATGTGCATGATTGTGATGCTATTGAGCAAGTGAGTGATGAAACATTGAAAAGCTTTGATATTGTAATTGGCAACCGTACCATTGCATCAGTTGGAGAAGTAGACAAGCAAATTGAGCAAATAAACAGAATTAAAAAGGCAGGCCCAAAGGTAGTTTTGGATTTAGACGATTACTGGCATCTGCATAAAAACCATGAGTTATCCTCATGGTGGGCAAAACATAACATGACATCCGTTATTATTTCAAACATTAAAAATGCAGATTACATAACCGTTACACATGAAGTTGTAGGCCAATTAACAAAGCGCAATTATACTATATTACCAAACGGATTAGATAATACTGAAATACAATTTGAACGCAAAACCAGAGCCATAAGAAACACATTGGACTTTGGATGGTGTGGAAGTTCTAATCATATTTACGATATTAACTTAATGAGCGAATCATTAAAAAGGTTGAATGAGGAACAAGTAAATTATCGCATGAACTTTTTAGGGTGGAATCCTGAAATGAAACACTCTAAATATTACGAATGGATATTAACAGGTTTAGGCACGGCAAAGGACAATCAGTACACAAACATAGCCGGGAAAGAAGTAGATACATACGGTGCGTTATATGACCACATAGACGTGGCCTTAATTCCATTAGTAGACAACCCGTTTAATAATTGCAAATCAAATCTAAAAATGCTTGAAGCTGGGGTAAAGGGTAAGGCCGTTATAGTATCTAATGTTTATCCTTACACATCAATATTAAAGCACGAAAAGAATTGTTTAAAAGTTAACCCGACCGATAATACAAACGGATGGTATAAAGCCATAAAGAGATTAGTAAACAATCCGAACATGGTGATTGACTTAGCCAACCAGTTACATGAAGATGTTAAGCCATACGATTTGACAAATTTAGTCAAGACAAGACATGAGTTTTACCAATCAATTATAAAGTAAATATGACACAATCAGAAAAAGCAAAAGAATTAGTATATAAACATTCAAAAATTTATTTTGGGATATCCATAGAGCATACAATTACAGAATTATGTAAAGCTCATGCTATAATAGCAGTTGATGAAGCAATCAAAATTGTATCATTAATTAATGATGGGTGTGGAAAAGAAACTACATTAGATTATTGGCAAGAAGTAAAAGAAGAAATAAAAAAAATATGACACAAGAAGAAGCAAAAGAAGTAATTAAAAATAACCTGCCAGCATTTGAAAGGCAAAGCGGTTATACACATGAAGTACCAATGGCAGTTGGATTACTTCATAAAGAATGGTTTGGCGCTATTCCTGCAATGAATTGTAAGGAATGTGTACTATCAGCAGTTTATCGAGTATTCACCCATTATAAAAATGTTTATGATACACCAACAACCTAATATTATTTATTCACATTCAGGCGCACACGGTGATGTTATCTATTCACTACCAACGGTACGCAAAATAGGAACTGGCTTTTTTAAAGTAACATGGGGCGAAAAGGAGTATTTAAACCTTAAGCCATTACTTGAAGCGCAGCCGTATATAAAAGAATGTTTGCCACCTACAAGCCCAGCAATAGTTACACATAATCTTGATTTGTTTAGACTAACTTCGGGTATAGGACAAGTGCCATTAATACTTAATCACATGAGAGCCTTTGGTCTAAATGAGGCAGGATGGAATGAACCATGGTTAACCGTGCCTGCAAAGCAATTTGTAAAGGGCAAGTATGCTTTAATTAACGTAACACCGCGTTATCATGCACATGGATTTAATTGGACAAAAGAAGTCCAATATTTACAAACCAAATATAAAAAGGTTTACTTCATTGGTGAAGAAAAAGACATGGTAGGCCCGTTTGAAGGATTAGGATATTTTAGAACCGATAATTGTTTGGAGCTTGCTCAACTAATTAACGGAGCAGAAGTGTTGAGTTGTAACCAGTCTTTATGCTTAAGTATTGCACAAGGGTTAGGTAAGCCTTACAGATTAATGGTTGCAGATAACCACACCAACTGCATACATAACGTACCAAATGAAACTTTATTAAACAAATGATAGTACACGGATTCGAATACGCAATAAACAAAGACGGGGTATTGCAACAGGTAAATCCTGAGATAATTAAGTATGACTTTGATTACATCTTAGACAGGTACGGGAATATCCCAGACAAGCGGGCAAACATGAGCCACTTAAGATTTGCATATATGATGGGGTGTATAGGCAAGCCTTACAAATTATTAGAGATAGGCTATGGGGCAGGAGATTTTATAAAGTTGTGCGCGGATTCAGGCATAGAATGTTTAGGCCATGACATCACAGGCATACCAACACCGCAAGGCGTTCAATATACAGAAAGCATTTATGATCATGTAGACGTGGTATGTATGTTTGACGTATTAGAACACTTTGAGGATATCAACTTTATTAAAAACCTCAATACTCAGTTTGTTTATGTAAGTGTACCTAACTGCTCAATGCCAAACGATTTAGGGTATTTAACTTATGCCTATCCACATTTGAGGCCAAATGAACACTTACATCACTTTAATGCAGAAAGTTTAGTTAAGCATTTCAGGCGTAATGGGTATATCTTAAAGGCGATGTCTAATGTAGAAGACATAATCAGAAAAAGGCCAAATATTGACATTAATATAATAAGTGCTATCTTTGTGAAAGAATGAAACAAACATTAATAATGGCAGCCATGCTAATTGGATTAGTAAGCTGTGAAAAAGAAAGCTACACGCTACCGGCAACTGAAATTAAGAGCGAACAATGGATATTAAATGATAGTGTGGCATATCACCACAACTGCCAGTTAATAGTATTTAAGTCATACGTAACCTATTTAAACGGACAAATGCACCAAATAATGCACGTTAAGCAAGTAATAGGTGAGCCTTGTAATTATGATAAACCACAAACAAACGATTAACCATGGGCAAAGGGAAATACAGTAAAGAACTGTTTGACAAAATATGTCAAGACATAGCAACTTCAAGTAAAGGCTTAAAAGAGGTATGCGAAAACCACGGTGTAAGTAGTGTGGCCTTTTATTCATGGATTAAGGATGATAGTCAATTACTTAACATATACACGCGTGCGCGCGAAGAGCAGGCCGATTTATTAGCCGATGAAATAATCAAGTTAGCAGACGATAAAACAGGTGATACTCAGGCGGGTGAGTTTGGTGATGTAGGTAATGCAGCGAATATAGCCCGTTCCCGTTTACAGGTTGAGGCCCGCAAATGGATAGCCGCAAAGCTGAAGCCGAAGAAGTACGGTGATAAAGTAGAGGTTGAAAGTAATGTGAACATTCAAAGTTTGCCCGATTGGCTGACTAAGAAAATTGAATAAACAGCCGCTTATACTTTTTTTCAGTAAAAAAATGCCTCAAAACACGACCTTTTAAAACGTTCGTATAAAATGAAACTCAACCCGAACTTTGTATTTATTGAAAAGAATATAAGTGAAAAGCGTGTACTTGCATTACAAGGCGGTACACGTTCGGGCAAAACGTATTCAGCATTGCAATGGATTGTGCGCCAATGTATGCAGTATAAAGGGTTGACTATATCAATAGTGCGTGCCACGTTACCAGCGTTAAAGGCTTCGGCTATGCGTGATTTTGTGGAGATACTAACAAACTTAGGTTTGTATTCCGAAAGCCAACACAACATGACCGAAAACGTTTATACGCTAAACGGGAACACGATTGAGTTTTTTAGCGTTGACAATGAGCAGAAACTAAGAGGTAGGAAGCGAGACCTTTTATTTGTAAACGAGGCCAACGAAATAACACTTGAACAATGGCGGCAATTAGTGTTCAGAACAACAGGCAGGATAATCATTGACTACAACCCATCAATGGTTGATTCATGGATATATGACCATGTATTAACACGTGAGGATTGCGGATTATTAGTAACCACCTACAAAGATAACCCGCACTTAAGCGAATACATCATTCGAGAGATTGAAGCATTAAAGGATGCCGACCCTGAATATTGGAAAGTGTTTGGTTTAGGTGAACGAGGGCAATTAAAAGATTTAGTATTTACGAACTGGGCCAACGTGCATGCTATCCCAACCGATGCAACATTGATAGGGTATGGATTAGACTTTGGATTTACAAATGACCCTACCGCAATAACAGCAATTTATAAGCAGGATGGTGAGTTATGGTTGGATGAGGTGTGCTACCAATCAGGATTGACAAACCCAGATATTTGTAATGTGCTAAAATCAAAAGGCATACGCAATGAGGTGATAATCGCGGATAGTGCTGAACCGAAAAGTATTGAAGAAATAAGGCGGCAAGGTTTCAACATCCAAGGCGCACTAAAAGGTAAGGATAGTATCAATACATCCATAGACGTATTAAGGCGTTATAAATTAAACGTAACCCAGTCAAGTGTAAACCTCATAAAAGAGTTAAGGGCTTACAAATGGGAAACAGATCGGGATGGTAAACACACGGGCCGAACAGTTGACTATTTAAACCACGGGATTGATAGCGTGAGATATTTAGCGTTAAATAAATTAATGCAAGGTATGAGTGGCAAATATGCCATAAGATAATTATTGACTAATTTTGTTTTACATATATGAGAATACCGCAAAAGTGGAGCGACTTAAAGATTAAGCAGTTTATTGAGTTACGTGCTGCATTAGAGATGAGGGATATTGAAAGCCTTGATAGGAACGTGTTGATAGTTTCGGCACTACTTGACAAGCCAGTTGAATGGGTAGAAGAAAACTTATCATTGGTTGACTTGACTAATATTATAGGCCAATGTACTTTTACAAAGGAACTGCCACCAGCAAAAGCGGCTAAACGTTTCTTTTTGGGTGGTAAATTATGGCGTATGGATTTAGAGATGAAAAATATTTTGCCAGCTCAGTATATCGACATTAGCCTATTAACCAAAACAGATGAGGATATAATTGAGAATATGCATAAAATTATGGCTATATTTTGCAGGCCGTGGTATCAAAGAAAATACAATAGTAAAAAGGCCATAAAGTACGCGGAAATATTTTATAAGGATATGCCGTCCGACTTTGCGTATAGTAGCGCGCTTTTTTTTTATCATCTTTACACGGCATCATTAGATGCTACCCGAACCTATTTGCTGAAGCAAGCGGAGGAACTGATGAAGAAAGTGGAAGCGGAACAAGCGAGGTTAGCCTCGAACGGTCGTGGTTAGATGTCCTCTACAGGATGAGCAACGGAAAACGGAAAGACTATGGTTACTATCTTAATGAAATAACGCTTATTGAGTTTCTAAATCACATGGCTGATATTAAGGATAGGATGAAACAGGAGTTAGGTAAATAGCCTGACTTTTTTGTTTTAAAAGTGTGATATTACCAAGTGCATCCACTAACAGGCTACAAGATAAATTCCTTAAAGGTAAGGGTTTGGAAAGGTACGGACAGAAGCAAGTAAACTTTAATGCACTTGCAATGACACCTATTCAGCGAGTAGTTACAAAGTACGTTGCACGTATGCAAAAAGGAGTGCAGGCAAATATCGCGCGTAAAAATCAAATCAGTTCAGGTAATGCGTATCAAACGGTAGGTGGTGCAATATCCACGGATAACAATGTTAATTCAGTATTGGTTTATTTTACCGTACCTAATTACTTGAAGTATCAAGATTTAGGGGTAAAGGGTAAAAGGTTTACCTATGCGGCTTCACGTGAAAGCCCGTATCAATACACAACTAAAATGCCACCGCGTCAAGTAATGGAAAAACACTTGATAATGAAGTACGGCACACCTAAAAAGGAATTGTACATGGCATCAAAGAGTTTGCAGAAAAAGATTTTTAACAAGGGTATAAAAGCAACCAAGGTAATACAGCGAGCGATTACACCTAAATTAATTCAACAGGCCGAAATGGACATTGCTAAAATAGCAGGTCAATCAGCCGCAATACAGATTTTAGAATTATGAGTTTTACATTAGTTAAAAGGCCAACAGGTTATCAGCCGATATACAATGACTTAGAGGTATTGTGTACTTCGACAAGTGCAAGCCAACCTAAGTTTCAATTTTGCATGGATGTAACTTTGATTGATGACAGCGTGCCATATACGGCAAGCATAGGTAGGTTTAAAGCAAGGCCGATAACATCAGAAGCACAATTAAGCCCATACGGTTTTTTTAATTTGTCGGATATTTTACAAAGCCGCAAAGAGTTTCAAACATGGCCTATTAACCCATTTCAAAAGCAAGCATATTCAATTAGCGTACAGATGGGGTTTGAGTCGGCTGCGAGTACAAGTGCTGCACCTGTTTATGTACCGACAAGCGCGTTTAGTTTTGTTGGATATAACGGAGCGTTACCAGTAAGCGAGTATCAAAACTATAACTCTTTGAACTTGTACAATGATGTAACCACAAGCGGCACAAGCGGAATTGGGATGAGGTTTTTAACATCACTACCTAACCGAAAAATAGTAAACAGTACAGAATTAAACTTAGATGTTTTAAACAATAGCAGGGCTTCGCGTTACCTTGTTAAATTCTTTAACGGTGCGACATTACTAAACACCACAAGCGGTTCGGCTACAAGCACTTTTTTTGAAACCTACAAACGATTAGACTTTAGCCCATCGCAATTTACCATACCATCAGGCACTACACGATACGCGGTTGAACTGATAAGGCAAGGCAATACCAACCCGCTAACACAACCTTATGAAGTGTTATTGAATAGCGAGTGTACGCGCTTCGAGGCGGTTAATGTTTATTTTCAAAACAAGTACGGGGCTGAAGATGTATATGTATTTAACCGTAAGTCAACAAAGCAATCAAACATTGATCGTAAAAACTTTGAACGCGGATTTGGGCTAAACACACCTTACAGCATACAAGGAACTAACACATTTGCAAGTAATATAAAACGCCAACACACTTTAAACAGCGATTGGTTAACACAGGCCGAAAGCGAGGCGTTGAGTGAGTTAGTAGAAAGCAATAATGTATTTATCGCATTTGACGGTAATTACATACCAGGCCGTAAATCACAAGTTGACTTTACGTTTACTCTTGTGCCCGATATTGGTGGTGATTTCTATGTAAATGCAGGTTGGTTCTTTTCGGTAACTAACGCCAATGGGACATACACTTATACTCAGGCCGTTGATACTGACTTATTCCCAGATGCGGCTGCTGTTGCAGATGAGTTAATTCCGTTAATAAGGGCCAGCGTAATAGGGGCGTTTTATGATGTGGTTGATATTTCGGGTGCATCATTAGCATTTAGATTAATCGCTAAACAAACAGGTACGGCCTTGTCTATTACAGGAACAAGCACATCGACAAGTATTCAAAGTTTGGCCTATGGTACATTTGGAACTGTAACCACAGGTTTAAATGCCGACATCCCACAACGTATTCCTGTAACGGTTAATAACGATTCATTCGAGTACAGAAAAAAGACAAACGGTGATTTAATCCAAATTGAATTGACCGTTACTGAGAAAGCAAGTTACGAAAGGCAAGCGAAATGATAACACCTAAACTATACATAGGAGGTATTGAGGCGGACATAACCGAGGCTGATCCAATAGTGGTTGACTATTCGATTAGTGATGTAATGAACCCAGCTACCCGCAAAGTAAGCAGTTCAAAAAGTATCACATTGCCTGGAACTGCAAATAATGATTCTATATTTAAACAGTTGTTCATAGTAGGTAAGGACAACAATATCGTTACCTTTAATCCTAACTTAAGAGTAGTTGCTTTTTTACAAATAGGGGCTTCAAATGTTTTAGATGGATTCTTTCAGTTGCTTGAAATAAAACGCACACAAACAGGCCACCAATATATAGGGGTGTTATACAGCGAGGGCAAAAGCCTATTTAGCAAAATGGGTGATAGCTACATCACAGGTAATGCCACAAGTGCAAATGATGTAAGTTTAGAAACCACATCAGCCGTAACGGTTGGGTGTGATTCTGATGGTGGCAAAGCAAGGGCCAATAACTTTGTGGCAAGTATAAGAGTGGCTGAACGTTACTATGTGGATTCAGGCAATACAAGTGAATTAAGCACATACCCGTTTTGGCGTGTACCTTTTAACAATCAAAGGTTAGCCGTAAAATGCAGGCATATTTGGGATAGGATATTTCAAAAGTATGGTGAAGTGTATGATAGTAGCTTTATTACTACAAGCGGTTTTAATAAGTTCGTGTACATGGATTGCAAAAAGGACTTACCTAATTTAACCACCACACAATACAATAATATTTCGGCCCGCGTAAGTAGGTCAACAAATACAGGTTACACTTTTGCACCATCGGGTTATAACACAATTATTTTTAACAATGACGTTTTAGACCCTGACAATCGATACAATAACACCACAGGTATCTTTACTTGTAATTCGTTTAGAAGTTATGACATTAATGCGAAAGTAAGTTTGCAAAGTAGATTGACGTTAACAACTTCAGCAAATTTTGTAAACCAACCTTACAATGTAACATTAACGGTTAGGCCATTTTCTGATGGGGTTGGATTTGGTACACCTTTAACGATTAGCCAAACATTTACTTTAAACGGCAATTACACTTCAGGCCAAACAATAGACTTTGCATATACAGCCGCAACGGGTGATATACTTTTTGATTATAAGGACTTCTTTGTATCTGCAATAAACTCAACATTTGATTTTAGGTTGTCAGTAAGCGCAACATTGCCAGCATCACTTACCGCAAGCGCACAAGTGTTAAGCGGTTCAACTTTAAGCATAACACCAAATAAAAACACATTGTCGCTGGGTGATACGTACACAATAGCAAATGCAATAAGCAATAAGCACAAGCAAAAAGACTTTATCGTTGATATGCTTAGGCTGTTCAATTTGTATATGTTTTTTGATGGCACTAAGTACATAGTCGAGCCAAGGGATAGTTTTTATAGCTTAGGGGTTACTTATGATTGGACTGATAAAGTAGACCGTTCACAGGATTACACAATAGTACCTGTGGGGCAGTTAAGTTGGAAAGAATTGCAGTTTAAATTTCAGGATGACAATGATTATTACTCTAAACTTTACAAACAGCAATTTACCGAGGTGTATGGTGAGCAGGACATAATAAACGAAAACGAGTTTATAAAAGAGCCTAAAGAAGTAGAGTTAAGTAGCAGCGCACCAATTACAGTAAGCACGGCTATAAACAGGCCAAAGACCCAACACCTATACGATTTAAACAACGGCAATCGCCAACCAGTTGACTGTAAACATAGATACGGAATTTGGGGCGGGTGGATAGAAGAGGGAACGGCATTTTGGCAATGGTATTTTTCTGCCTCTAATCTTATTAATTCTTCAGGGTATGCTTATGTTGGTGAGTTTAATAATCCGATTAACGTAACCGAAAGTACATTGTTTGGTTTACCAAGTCAAATTTATTACCAAGCCTCAACGGTAACTCTTAACGCAAACAGCACGTTATATCAAACCTATTATAAGAATGACATTAATAATCAGTTAGGACTTAACGCAAAATTATTAAGGTGCTATGTAAAATTAGAACCGTTTGAAATAAACAACTTGAAGTTATATGACAAGGTTATTATTGACGGTGTTTTGTTTTTAATAGGTAAGATAAATTCATATAACACCATAATACAAGAACCAGTTGAAGTAGAATTAATACAATACGAATCATAATGGAAACAAAAATAGGATTAGAGGTAGAAGTAGATCCAAAAACTAATACCAATATAAAATCACTTAAAGCGCAACTTCGTGAGGCCGTACAAGAGGCACAAAAATTAAGTTCACAAGATTTCGGAAGTGCGGAAGCTGTGGCAGCACAGAAAAGAGTTGCACAGTTACGCGATCAAATAGACGATACCAATGATGCGATACAGTCATTTACAGGTGCTGGGCAATTTCAGGCATTTGGTAAAGCGGTTCAAGGTATAGCAGGTGGATTCACAGCGGCCCAAGGTGCAATGGCGTTGTTTGGTAGCGAAAGTGAGGATTTACAAAAGTTATTGGTACAGCTTAATGGAGCAATGGCATTAACACAAGGATTGGCCGCATTAGAAGATGCTCCACGAGCATTTATGCAAATCCGCACCATGATTGTAAGTCAAGTTATCCCAGCGTTAGGAACATTAAGAGGTGCTTTGATTGCAACAGGTATCGGGGCGGCTGCTGTTGCTGTGGGTTTATTAGTAGCTAATTGGGAAAAAGTTGTAAAAGTTGTTCGAGAGTTTATTGGATTAGGGCCAAGTCAGGCAGAAATTTTAAAGCAAAATGCTAAGTTATTAGAAACTCAAAACAAAATATTTGAACTTAGTGCGGATAAATACGATGAGTTTACCCAGCGTAAGATTAAGGCTAATTTAGAATTTAGAAAAACACAACAGGAATTAAACGAAAGTGTAAAAGAGGGTGTACGAACTCAGCAAGAGGCTAACGCATTAATAGCCATGGCCCGTGAAAAAGCAAATAGAGAAATAGCACAATCGGATGCGGATAGAGCAAAAGCCACAAAAGAGTTTGAGCAGCAAGAGTTTGAGAAACGTCAGGAAAAAGAACGCAAGCACATTGAGGAATTAAACCAATGGAAACTTGAGGCCGAAGCAAAATATCAACAAAAAAGACGTGAGAAAGCCGATGAGGATTTCAGGCGTGAACTTGAAGTACGCGAAACAATAGGCGGAGAAAAAGACAATGTATTTAAAATGATTGGATTGCCAACCCCTGAAAAGGCACAGGCGGCAATGGATTTGATACGGGCTAAAAAAGACCGCGAAGCGCAAAGGGAAATGGAGACTGAAAGAAAAATAGCTGAGGCAAAAAACGAAATTTCACAACAAAGTGTAAATATTGCAGGGGCTATTAATGCGGCATTGCTTCAAAATGATAATGTTTCAAAGACAATCGCATTGGCTCAAATAGCATACGATTCAGCACAAGCTATTACTAAAGCATTAAATACTACGTCAAGCGCTTCTGCGGATAACGTAGCCACAGGGGGATTGGCGGGTATTGCAAAGTTTGCTACCATTGCAGGTATCATTGCCGTAAATACTGCACGTGCTGTTCAAATAGTAAAGTCAAGAAATCCATCAATGGGTGGTAGTGGTTCAGGCGGAGGCCGTTCATTTAATACCCCTGCTCCACCAAGTTTTACCCCAGCACAAGGCGCAACTGTTCAAGGTGCGGGTGATATTCAATTAAGCAACCAACCACAGGCCACAAGGGTATTTGTAGTTGAAAGCGACATAAGAGGAACAATGAATAGAGTGGATGTAATTGAACGCAATAGGACTATTGGTTAAAAGGTAAATGTGAACTCAAATTGTTTTAGGTTATATGAACTTACCTATTTATAAGTTAGTAGTTGATGAAGAAGAATTGGGATTAGAGGCCGTTGCCTTAGTTGATAACCCAGCCATTCAAGTTAATTGGCAGGCGTTCAATAATAGTAAGCCTATAAAATTCCAACAGGTAGGAGACAGGCAAATAGTAAGCGGGCCATTAATGATTCCCGATTTACCTATATATCGCAGGGATAATGAAAAAGGCGAACACTATGTAATATTTGACCGTGATACCATTGAGCAATGTGCGCTTAAGTATTTTAAAAACGGGTTGCATAATTCGGTTAATATCATGCACGATTCGGACGAAGTAGTGAACGGAGCGACAATGATTGAAACGTTTTTTATTGACAAGTCCAGAGGCGTAGAAACTCCAAAAGGATATGACGAATTGCCAGACGGAACATGGTGGGGAACTTACAAAATAACAGATAAAAACCTTTGGGAAAACTTTATAAAGACAGGTGAGTTTAAAGGCTTCAGCGTAGAGGGTTTATTTAAATACGAATACGAAAAACAGGAAGATGCTAAATTGATTGAAGAAATCACCAAGGCATTGATAAATGGTAACAATTAACATTAATTATTTTATACACAATGGACATTCAAAGTTTAGTTAAAGAAAGATTGGCCGACATTAAGAAAATACTTTTTAATGAGGCTGAACCTGCAAAGTTTGTAGAAGCAACCTTAGCAGATGGAGTTACACAAGTAGTAATTGAACCAGCATTAGAAGCTGGCGCGGTTGTTTCGGTTATTGATGCCGAGGGCAATAAAGTTACAGCCCCAGCGGGTGAGCATCAATTAGCTTCAGGCGAAGTTATCACAGTTGATGAAACAGGTGCTATTACAGAAATCGAAATCGAGGACGAAATGAAAAAGGACGATAAGAAAGTAGAAGAAGAAATGGCTGCCCAATTTGCTGAAATCGCTAACGGTATCAATGCAAAAATTGCTGAAGCTACCGACAAATTTAACGAGCAAATTAACGCTTACAAATCAGAGTTGTCAGAAGCAAAGCAAGCCTTTGAAAATGAAAAAACTAAAAACGCTGAATTTGCAAAGCAGGTGTTTGACTTATTAAACAAAATTGCTGATAGCGAGTCAGGATCAAAAGAAGCTGCAAGCAAACAAAACTTCACTAAGGTAGCAAAAGAAGTTACCGCAAAAGATGAGGTTTCAGAATTAGTAAACAATTATTTATCACGAATCAACAAATAAAAATTTATAACAATGTCAAGTTTTAATTTAGCAGGGCTTACAGCCTACACAGAACAAAATGCTACCGCTTTAAAGTTGCGCGCATTTTTCACTTCGAAATCAATCCGTACTTTCACAGTTGAGCAAGGATATAAAGTTGCAACAACCTTAAACCGTGCCGCTGTTAATCTTTCACTACAAGCAGGTGGATGTGGTTGGACTACTACTACCGCTAACAGCGTAGCGTTAACACAACGTACTTTAACCCCTGGTTCGTACAAAATCAATATGCCGTTTTGTATTAAAGACCTTGAGGCTTACTTTACACGCGCTTATTTACCAGTTGGTCAACAGGCTAACCAATCAATGCCAACTGAATTAGAATCAGTATTTATGGATGGTGTTGTAGGTCGTTTTGGTGAAATTATCGAGCGCGCAATTTGGC